TTGCTCCGCATGCGCGACAGGAACGCGGGGTACGCCGCCTTGAGGATGTGCGAGTCAACGACGCCATCCCGCGTTCCGTTGGCGCCCATGTGCCCGGCCGCCACGCGCCGTGCCCACTCCACGACCATGCGCGTCGAGAACCCCACGCCGATGTCCTTGGACTCGCGCACCGCGCGAGCCACGCGGATGATGCCCTCCAGATCAAACGGGTTGATGCCGGGGACGATCTTCGTGACCGCCTCGTGCTCGGCAACGGGCGAGAGATAATCCACTTGCAAGCACGAGCCGAAGCGATCCATGAGCGCATCGTTCATGTCGGGGTTGGTGCCGCCGTACAAGAACCGCGAGTCCTCCTGCTCGGCGCCGATGGTGTTGTCCGTGGCGAACACGCGGAAGTCGGGGTGCCGGCGCACGTAGCGGGGCGGCTGCTCGTCCTCCAGAATCACCGCGCCATCCGGTTCAAGGATCGGGAAGAGGCTCAGCGCCACCGGAGGCGTGGCGCCGCTCAACTCGTCAAGGATGAGCCACCCGCCCGTTTCCATGGCGAGCGTGGCGACGCCCGGCACGAACATAGTGCGGCCATCCTCCACGCCGCGCTGCCCCTTGAGGTGTCGCACCGTGGTCCCCACGTTGAGATTCACGCGGAACACGGGCACGTTCGCGTAGGCGGCGAGTTGCACGATCAGCGAAGTCTTGCCGCACCCCTTCGGGCCCACAAGCACGGATGGAACGGGGTGCAGGTTGTCGTGGGGCCAGATCGCCCACGCCAACTCTCGCACGAGTTCTTCGCGGAACACGTAGCTGGGATCGACGCCGGGCACGCCGGGGCGACGGTAGCCAGTCACGCGCCAGCACCGCACGTCGATGCCGGGGAAGGCGAAGGGCTCCCATGCGCCCGACGCGGGCGTTTCCGACACGGGGGCGGACTCGGACGCGGGTTGGGGCGCCGGGGCCGCCACGGGGGGCTTGGGGGCGGTCTTTCGGGGCGGAGGGGGAGGGGGCGTTACCATTGTGATGTCCTTGCCGTGAATGGTGGTGATGGTGGTAGATGTCGGGGTGTAGGCTCCCCGCCGTCGTCATTCCTCGCGCAAGCGAAGCGGCGGCGGGGAGCCGAGCGGATTGGCTACAGCGGGAGATCGCCCGTGTCGTCCTTGGCCGGCGGTGGCTTGGGCGCACGAGCCGCCTCGACGCGCATGCGGATATTCGCCCAACGATCACGCTCCCAGTTGGCAAGCGTGTCCTCTCCCTTGCCTTCGACTTCCCACCGCTGCAAGTAGTCGAGATCGGACGAGTTGAGCACATCCTTGTTGGCGTCGATGTACGCGCGCCACGTCTTGCCGGCCACCTTGGCGCCCGCGTTGGCGGCGTCCCACGCAGCGCACAGCGACCGCGCGATCACGAGCACGCCGGGCTTGTCGCCAGAGCCGTACACCTGTCGCGTGCGCAACTCGGTAAGAAACTCCTCGCGCGAGTAGAACTTGAGCGGCGCTTTCCCGACGCGCAGGAAGTCCTTGCACGTCCGCCACCAGTTCCCCGGCAGCGCCGTCTTGAACGAGTACGATGGCGTGGTGCGCACGACGGACACGGCGCGGGAGATGTCGGCGAAGTCGGCGACGTGATCCGGGTGCGCGGCCTGCCAATCCTCGCGCTCGGCCTTGCGCTTGGCGCGACCGATGGCGGCGCGCAACAACTTGAGGGCTTCCTCGGCCGTCGTCTCGCCATCGACGCTCAGCCCGTACTCTTCGATGCACGTCGAGCCCGTCCACACGTCGCGCCCGCCCTGCCCATTGCGCAGGAGGAACTCGAAGCGGATGTGCTTCTGCCCGCACAGGCGGCACTCGGCATCACACGAGCGGTGATCGATCAGCGAGTTGGTATCGGCGGTGAACTCCGCCATCGCGCGGTTGGCGAGCGCGCCGTCCACGTAGGCGTAGACGCGCTCGATGTCGCTACGAGGGAGCCGATCCACCATCCACTCGTGATCGTCGTCGGCCAGCGTGTCGAGCACGCGCCGCAACTCTGGCGGGCACGCGGCGGACAGCCGGATCAGATTGAGCGTCACGCGCTGTACGTGGCTCGTGTCTCCGCGCACGACGGACGAGATCGGCGGCGGGGGCGGCGGGGGTCGCTTGATGATGGACGGGGCTTCGGTCATGGTGGTGTGCCTCCTTGCACTTGGGGAGCGGGGTGCCCCTTGCAAAAACGACGCGCCCCGGAGCGCGGGCCTCCGGGGCGGGTGTCGTCGCTGGGCGATGACTAGGGCAGGCGGAACCAGCGCCGCATGGGGACATTGTGCTTGGGCCGCCCCACGAGCGCTTCGAGCATGTCCCAAGCGTGCGCCCACGACATGCCCTTCTTGATGCCGGGCCGCGCGCCCTTGAAGTGGGACAGCTTGAACTCGCCGTCCTTGGTGCGCGTGACGCCGTACTCGCAGACACCGAACTCCCGGTGGTTGTAGGACACGCGGACCTCCTTGCCCGGCGCGAACTCGGGCCCGAAATCGTCGCGCTTGCTCTTGTCGTAGGTGGTCGCCTTGCTCTTGCCCTTGGGCGCGGTGGCCTTCGCCTTCTTGCCCTCCGGCTTCGCGCCGCCGTCATCGACCTTCGCCTCGGCCTTGATGATGCCCTTCTCGATCATCGCGCGCTTGACCGCCACGAACTTGACGCCGAGCTTGCCGGCGAGCTTCTTGAGATCCGCGAACGGCATCTCAGTCAACTCGTCCTTGCGGCTCTTGACGGGGGCGGGGGCGGGCTCGGTGGCCTTGGCCTTCTTGCCCTTGCCGCCCTTCGCGGGCTTGGCGGAGGGCGCATCGCCCGTGGACTCGGACGCGGGCGGAGGCGACGCCTCGGGCTCGGCTTCCTTGTCGGCACCCTCGGCCATGGTGCCGCCGTTGGCGGCCGGCACGAAGTTCTTGAACCACGCGAGGTACTCGCCGTCGTCGTCACCAACCTTCACGTCGTTGACGCCGAGCACCGCGCCCACGGAGTAGAGGGCGTCGTGCCGCGTGTCGGCGAGCGTGATGACCCGCGTGCCCTTCGGCCCTGCCTCGCTCTTGATGTCCTTGGGGATCTTGGACGACGGCCCCTTGACCGTCAGCTTGATCATGGTGGGATCGCCGTTCTCCACGGCGAAGGCGATGAGGATGAGTGGGGTTGCCATTGGGTGATGTCCTTGTCGTTGTTGGTTGATACCGTTGCCGGCACGCGAGACGTATCCGCACCTCGCGGAATGCTCCTCGCACACCTTATACGGGCACGCTCAGCGGCCCGGTGATCAAGTTTCTTTGAGCGGCCCGATATAGGGCGGTTCGCCCTTGATTCTCTCCACTCGGCCGGAGCGATCCACCAAGTCCCCGCCGTCGCCCATAGGCGGCGCAGACAATGCGAGTTCCATCGCCCGTTCCCGACCTAGCTGCGCCGGGTCCGTGCCTTCGGGGCACCGCGCCGCGCGAGTCGGCATGAAGGCTGCCAGCATCGCCACCGCGCCGCCATCGCCGCGCCCGCGTCCCCACGTCCCCGCGCGCCCGGCATCGTCCCCGTCGAACAGCACGATGGCTTCCGACGCACCCGTGCCGGCGAGCAACACCGCTTGCCGCATGGACAGCGCCGCGCCGCCCACGGACACGAAGCCCGGCCCGCACACGGCGGCGTCCATCGGCCCCTCCACGAGCACAACCGGATCGCCCGCTCGTAGAAGGTGGATGCCGAGAAGCACGTCCTCTTTGCCGGCGCACCCAGGCGTGGATCGCAATCCCCATCGCTCGTGCTCACAAGCACACAGCGGCGGGTGCCCCGCCTTGTCGCACGCGGTCGGGAGGTTGAACACCTTGGGCGTGCTCGCGTCCGTTGCCCGTGCCGTCCAGTACACGAGTCGCCCATCCGGCGCCCACACAGGGAACACGAGCCGCCCGCGCGTCATCCAATCGATCTTCGTGCTCGTCAACCCGGCGCCCATGCCGATGCCGAACATGCGCGCGTGATCATCCGAGATGCCGCGCGTTCTCGCGTACTCCAATACGGTGCCGGTCAACGTCCACGACACCGACGGAAACGGCGCCTCGGGCAACGCCGGCTTGTAGGCGCGCGTTCCGATGGCGAGCGCGTCCACCGGCCCGAGTTCCATCCCGGCGCCATGAGCGGCAACGATCTCCGTCGCCTCCGCCGTCGTGACGTTGGCGAGCGCGGCCACGAGCACGACGGGCCGCCATGTGGCGAACGCGCACACCCAGCAATGGCTAGCCTTGCGCGAGATGTTCACTTGCAGCTTCGGACGCCCGCACGCGGGGCACGCGCAGATCCACTCCTGCCCGGCCGAGTGGACGACGACAGCGTGGCGCAAGAGCCACGCGGCGAGATCGAAACGCACCTCTGCCGCCGTGAGCGCGTACTCCGCCGGGCGAGGCTTACGCATCACCGCCCGCCGCGACGGGGGAGCCGGCCGAGGTCACGTCATCTTCCTCGCACCCGAGCACGCTGAACGCGCCCTTGGCGTACCCGGTAGCCACGCGCACCGTGATCCCGTCCTGCGCGTCGCGGTACTTGCCGAGATGCACGCGCACGCGATCACGCTCGCGCTCGCTGCGCGTGCGGTTGATGCTCACGATGGCATCCGCGACCCGCACCTTCTCGTAGCAGTCGGCGATCTTGTGCGGGCGTAGGACGTGCTCGCGTTCGTCGGCGCCGTCGTCGGGGCGCTGCGCCTGGCTCGGGGCGCATACAGCGTAGCCGCGATGCCCACGGAACTCCTGCCGCTCGGCGAGCGCGTGCAATTGCCGGAACGCCGTCATCTGCCGTTCGCGCACGCCTTCGCCTTCCGCATGTACGAGATCCCCGTAGTCCACCACGATCAGCGACGGCACCCATCCGTGCGCGCGGCGCAACTCGGACAACTCGCCCAGCATGTCCTCGAACGTGATGCGCCACGCGGTACGGTCGGCGAAGCCGCGCACCACGAGATTGGCTTTGAGAATGTCGTACTCGCGACGCAGGATCGCCAACGCGCGTTCGTCAAAGTCACCGCGCCGCACTTGCGAGTAGAGCGTATCGGTGAAGCGTGCCTCGTAACGGTCCTCCGTCTTGCCGCGCCCGCCCTCCAATACGAAATGGATGCACCGCTCGCGCATGCGCGAGCACACGAATCCGCGCTGCACGCACCAGAACGTCTTGCCGATACCGGAGTACGCGAGCGGCACCTCCAACTCGCCATAGTGCAGCCCGCCGTTCATCGCCTTGTCGATCTTGTCGATGCCGCTGGGAAAGTGATCGAGCCCGGCGGCGGTGAACTCGCGCCGCGTCTGCCTCGCGTCGAAGTCCTCGAAAAACCATCCACGGTCGGCAGCGTCCAACCGCATCGCCGCCATCTCCTCGATGCGCGCCATCATCTTGTGCATCGCGTCGTCGGTGCGCCCCGTGTTCCACGCGCTGCGCGCCTCCTCAAACCCGAGCCGGAACACCTGCTGCCGCGCCCACTCCACGACTTGCCCGCGCACGTATTCGTCCTCGCGCACGTCCGCGCCCCGGATGATGGACTCGATGCCCCCACGCGCCGGATCGTCAGCAGGGATGCGCCCGGCCTCCGTTTCCAGTTGCAACGTCGTCGGCGTGTCCGTACTCGCGATGACGCGCCACGCCCACGCGCTCGCCGGGTCGGTGAAGCCGAGTTGCCCAGCGTCGATGAACCGCTTGACGAGCGCCTTGAGTGCCGGATCATCCAAGCACGCGCGAGCGAGCACACGTTGGAACCCACCACCAAATCGATCCGCCCCGATCACGGCGCTACCCCGCCGAGCGCGCGGCCCGGGTCGCGTCGTCCAACATCGCCCAGCATGCACCGATCATCGGACAACGCGCACACCACTGGCTCCTTGGGTTGCACCCCAAGGTGACGCTCCACGAGAGCATACACACCTCGGGCTCCGCCCGAAGGCGCATCTTCACCGCTTCCGCCAACTCCACGAGTTCGCCACCGGAGCGGGGTGTGTCGTCCACCGTGTCGGCGACCATCGCGGCCTGCCCTTGCCGCTCGGCTTGGTGCCCGTCGCCCCACCGCTTGAACGCGACGAGGAACTTGGGCGAGATCAACTTATCCGGCGCCACGCGGAAACGATGCCCCACCGAATCCATGCGGGCGCGCATCCATCGCTCGGGGTCCACCTGATGCTCTACGCACCACGCGAGGAACCTCACCACGTCGCCGCGCACCTTCGGCGTCAGGGGCCACGGAATCGGGGCGCCGGTTCTCGTGCGCGGTGCCGCCCCGGCGGTGATCTGGTTGTAGATGACGAGGGCGGCATCCGGTGTCATGCGCGTGCGGACCCAGGGACGTGAACCCGATGCACCTTGCCGGGCTCGGGCGATTCCTTCACGAGCCCCTCTAGCAACTCGCGCGCATGCGCGATGAAGCCATGCGCGGTGCCGATGACCCCGCCCTCTCTCCCACCGACAAACACGGTGAGGTCCGCCCACCCGGGCAGCGCCGACACCTTCTCTGTCGTGCATTGTTCCTCGTAGGCCGCGAGCACCTCCTGCAATCGCGGGAGCAGGGAACCTGCCGCGCCCCTCACGAGTTGCGGCATGCGAAGCAGGATGAACCCGTGACCGCGCACCGCGTAGTGCGCCTCCAATCCGGCGGCGGTGAGCACGGGCGTTCCGGCGCCGTCCTCACGGGGCCACAGCACCCGCGTGCCCTCCGGCGTCACGCGGGGCGCGACTTCCGGGGCGCGGAAGCCGGCCTCGCTCGCCTTGGTAAGCACGTCGGCAACCAGATCCTCGGGGGATCTCCCCGCCGACGCGCGCATGATGTGATTCCACGCCTGCACGCCGATGGCGCGCTTCCAAGCATCCGGTCCCAAGATCGTCACTCCGTCGTCCCATACACGGTCGCACAGGCGAGAAATCCCATCCTCGCCGTCATTCGGCCAACCAAGCAGTGAGCCCGCTCGGCTCGATGATGTCCGTCGTGAATGACGACTCCTCGCGGTAGAGCGCGAGCCGTTCCGCCGCCGCCTCGCACAGCCGGGGATGGTGGTTGTCCGCCATGTCCACGATGATGCCGCGCGTCTTGCCCCGGCTCACGGTGAGCACACGGTAGACATCCTGCTTGACCTTCACGCGCGAGCTTCCGCCCGCCGCGTATACGAGCGCGTCGGCCGCCGGCACGTCGCGCCCCTCCCCGATGACGCTCGTGCCCACGACGACGCGCAGGCGTCCCTCGGCGAGTTCCTTCAACGCCCAATCGGCGCGCTCGTTGTCGCCACCGTCCACCGCCACCGCGCCGCCGATGGCTTCAGCCAGCGCGCCCGCGTGACGGATCTCCTTCGCCAGCACGAGCACGCGCCGCCCCTTGTCGCGCAACTCCTGCGCCGCGCGCACAAGCACCAAGTTGCGAAAGACGTGATCCACCACGCCCTCCGTGTAGACCTCCCGCCCGCGCGCATCGATCTCGCTCCCCGGCACGCGCACCATGGCGATACGCGCCGGCACGAGCCGGCCCATCGCCACCATCTCGCCCACCGTGCGCCGGTAGACCGTCTCCGCGAGCACGCCGCGCATCTCCATGTCCCGCCCATCGGCGCGGTAGTGCGTCCCCGTGAGCCCGAGGCGCCAATAGGCGTTGACCGCGCGCTCAGAGATCGTTTGGAAGGTGTCGCAGCTTGCATGATGGAACTCGTCAAGCACGAGCACGCGCCGGCTTTCGATGCCCGTGAGCTTCGCGGCGGTAGGGGCCGTGACGATCCACACGAGGGCACCGTTCATCACCCGCCGCGTGCGCGCATCCGGCTCCCCGCCCGTCACCGCCACCACGTCACGCGCCGGGAGGTTCTCGCGAAAGGCCGCCTCCGTTTGCCCCACAATGCCCACCGTGGGGGCGACGAACAGCGCCGGCTCGCCCAAAGCGACAACGATGGAAACGGCGATTCGGGTTTTCCCAGACCTCGGCGGAAGGTCCACGACGCCCCTTTCCCGGGCCAAAAAGGCGGCTTGGGCCGCGATCTGGTAGTCGAATAGGCCCGGGAGGGGGGTAAGCGGCCCTCGGGGCCTGTAGACGGCTCTGGCGTCCGTTTCCGCCACCTCCACACCCAGCCGGAGGATCAGCGCCCGGCGGACGTGCCCCAAGAGCCCGGTGGGGAACGTCCCCGTGGAGTCCACGAGCGGCTTCCACCCGTCCCACAGCCCCCGGATGCGCTTGATGGCTTCGAGCATCGCGGGAGTGAACGCGCCAAGGTCGAAGTCGGCCTCGGCACACGCGGTCACGAGATCATCGTTCGCCACCATGCTCGCGATGGTGGATGCGGCGCCGCCCCACGTCCCGTGCTCCCGCATCCATCCCTTGATGGCGGACTGCGCCGCTACCGGAGGAAGGTCAGCGGCGCGGAAGGACACGAGGTGCCGCACGTCGCGGAGGATGGGCCTCGGGGCGATGAGCCGGGAGGTGGCATTGTTGATGATGACTTCGACCATGCCGGGGTGGACGTAGCCGGGAAGGTGGATCGGTCCTCGGGAAGGAAACTTCAGGGACGCGCTTCGCGTCTGATCCTACGGAGTAGGATCAGTCTGTTCCGCTGGTTCTCTCTGTTCTGATCGTTAGGGGGCCACCCATGGCCCCTGTCATTGGGGCCACCCATGGCCCCTATCGCAAGTCAAGATCGTTTGCCGAAGGATGGCGGGCGCAGCATCCGGTAGACCACAGAGCGCCCGCGAGTCGAGTGACGTTCGCGCCGTAGCAACAATGCTCGTTCCAACTCGGCCACAGCGCGCTTCACTGTGCGCAAAGGAATCTTGAGTCGTTTGGACATCACAAGCTGCGATGGGCTCGCGACTCCGCGCGTCGTCCATGTCTTGAGGTACACCCACAACCGGAACGCAGCGGGGTGCAGCGTTCGGACCTCCGGGCACTCCATCGCGTCTTGGAAGATGATCGCGTGGAATCCGGTCCACTCGTCAACGACTTCAATCCGTTCGTCCTTGCCGGCGGTGCTTGTCGTGCTATCTTTCGGGGGCTCCATTGTGCTCCTGTGCCCGGGGCGGGCAAACGTGAGTCGGTCGGGCGAGAAGGGCGGTGGTTTGCGCCACCGCCCTTCGCAGTTCCAAGGCTAACGCGGTCGCGTCGGCGCTACTCGGCGTCCTCGGGCTTGCGGTTGATCATCGTCTCGCCCGTCGTGGAGCGCAGCGACTTGCCGACCACGAGCGCGCCCGCCACGCCGCCGATGGTGTGCAGCGTGTCGTCGGGGATACCGAGCCCGAGCGCCGAGTTTGCGATGGCGAGCACGCCGTAGGCGATGGTGATCCACACGCGGTCGCTGCCGAAGAGCTTGTGGATGAGGTTCTTGATGGGCTTCTTCTTCTCGGACATGGGAGGACTCCTTGAGGTGAACGTCTACAACGCGGAAGGGGGGTTGCTCGGCTTGTCGCCGTTGCCGGGCGCGGGTGTCCCGTTGCTTTGGTGTGTGGCGCGCTCCGAATCGAGTTGCGGGAACACGGACTTCATCACGCTCCATGTGCTCGGTGCGAGGAAGCCGGCGAGCATTCCGATCACGATTCGGATGCCGAGGTTGTCGCCCGGAAGGAATCCCGGGATGGCGCCAGCCACGCCGCCCCAGAACAGCGTGCCCAACCGCTCGCCAGCGCGAATCGCCTTGTGGTCGGCGGTGGTGGGGAACCGGATCCACAGCACGCGCGAAATGGCTTGCGTGAGGCCGAGCACAACGGCGGTGGTCACGTAGAACTGCCAACTCGTGATGATGTCCTCGAAAGACATGGAAGCCTCCTAAGTGGGGAACAGCTTGGGCGTGGTGTAGTTGATGACACCACCGTAGACGAAAGGCGCGAGGCCACCGGGCGCGGTGCTTTGGATATTGAGCACAATCCTCGCTTCTTCCTGCGCGCTCACGGGCGTGTAGTTGATTGCACCGCTGCTCCCGACGTTGACAGCGGCTCCGTACTCCGTGCCGCCGTTGAAGAACGAACTCGCCACCGTCGTCCATACGCCTTGCACCGTGGACGACGTGCGCTTCTCCAATCGCCAGTTGATGCGAGTCGCCGCGTTGCCGTTGCCCGCCGCCGTCGCGTGGTTCCAATAGAGGTCAAACGACACGATGGTGCCGAGTGTGCGGAGTTGCCCGATGAACGAGTTGAGCGGAAGGAAGATGTCGGGGGCGAGTTGGTTGGCGGCGCCGTAGCTCAGATAGCGGGACTCCGTGGCGCCCGGTCCCACGTCACCGGGCCCGTATGCGAGAAGTGTGGCGTTGGTTGCCGTCACGTCCCACCCGAAGTTATGGAAAGAGAATCTCGCGGTGCCCGCCAAGGTGGGCGCGAAGTTTGGAGCTTGCGAGAGCGTGAGGGTGCCGGTCCACGTCGGCGAGGACGAGTGCGCGTCCACAGTGTCGAGGAAGTGATCCTGCGCGTCCTGCAACGTGTAGTCGGGAACCTCGAACCACCGCTGCGCTCCGCCGATGATGTCCTCCAGTTGCCGGCGGACGGCATGGACCCATGTGTAGAGGTCCATGAGCCCGTCGTAGCCACGGAAGTTGCTCCGGTCGTTGGCGCCATCGCCCCACACTTGCGGGAAGCCAGCGCCCTCGTCACCCTCGAAGAACATATCGCGAGTGCCGCCGATGTTGGCGCTCGACACGGTGGCGCCACCCCAGATCACGCTCGCGACCTTGAAGTACTCCGTACCGGGCGACACGAGATTGAGTTGCGCGTCCCATCCCGCGACGTTTCTGGTGTCGATGGCAGTCACTTCCTCCATGCCGGTGGTGGCATTCCAAAACACACGGTTGCCGACCTCGCCCGCCGTGTGGATGAAGCGTACCCACACGCCGTAGGTGCCGTTGGGCTTGCCGGTGAAGTCGAGCACTTGCGATGGGTCACCCTCCAATCCAACCGTGACGCCGTACTCGAACGTGCCGTCCTCGCGTTCCTCCGTCGTGACGGCGGTGCCGGCGGCGATGGACACGAAGGCATCGGGCGGCGCACTCGGCGTCACGTCCCAGCCGCCGAGCACCTTGATGGCGTCGCCACCGAACAGGAGGTGGCTGAACGCCGAGCGCGCCTCGCTGTGCGCGTTGCGTTGCACCACCTCGAAGTCGGGCAAGTCGCAGCGTTCTGCGGGCTCGAATCGAACGAGATCACGGAAGGAAGGCATCTATGACTCCACGACAACCCGCACGCCGGCTGCGGTGATGAGATCCAAGGTTTGCTCGACAGTGGCGCCCTCGTCAAACAGGAAGAACGGTGACGCACCCGCGCCGACGCCTGCCGTGCTCGGGCTTTCCATTAGTTGCGCGGAATCCACGGTGGTGTAGTCCACGAGCACGTTGACGGGCAACGCGACAGGCGCGGTGACGACGTTGCCCGCGATGGTCACGCGCATGATGTCCACGAGCACCGGGCTCGCGGTGCCGAACACGGGGCGCAGTTGCCACGTCACGTCCGTTTCGGTGGTGAAGGTCGCACCGGACAAGCGCACGGACCTCGGCGTCAGCACTTCGAGGATGGCGAAGATGCCCGAGTTGCCCGCGTTGACCGCGACCACGGCGATCTCGTGTCCAACCATCCACGAGCGGAACCAGTCGGTGTCGGTGACGAGCACGTCAGGCGATCCGGAGTTGAGCGTGGCGTCTGCGCGCGTCGGCTGGCCGAGTTGAATCGTCATCGGATCGATGTAGGCGACGACCTTCCAAATCTCAATCCCGATGATCGCCGGTTGGTTCTCGTCCGTGGGAAGGAACGCGGCAACACCGGATTGGAACCACGTCGGATCGCCCGCGTCGGTGAAGCCCGAGATCGTGGCATATACGAAGTTCGTCCCGAGGCGGAACGGATCGGCCGAGTCCCAGATGCCGTGAACCCGCTCGGGAGGATGCGTCGTGGTGACAGTGAAGCCGGCGCTCGCGTGCGGCTCGCGCCCGACAAGGAAGGTCTTTGCCACCGAGCTTGTGCTGGCGGTCGGCGTGATGATCACATGCACGGTGAACGGGTCGGATACGAGATCCTCGTAAAGCTCATAGTTGCCAGAGCCGAGGAGCGCGTCGAGCACTTTTGTGCAGGCGTGGATCGTCTGCGCGTCCAGGTAGATCAGCACCTTGAGCAACTCGCGGTAGGTGTCGTCGTCAACGCTCCGAGGACGCGAGATCCCGTAGTTGCGCCCCAGCGTGGCGAGTTCCGTCCCTTGCGCGTAAGCAACGAGGAAGGACAGGCGCAGCCCGTCGAGTTGCGTGGACGACTGCGAGATATCCGACACCACCGAACGCACGCGCACGTCGCGCGGGAGCCCAGGGTTGCCGTCCTCGTCGGTGATGCCGTCGAAAGAGGTGTCCGTCTTGGTGGCGTAGAAGCCCGTCACGCCCGCGACGGCGATGCGCCCGGACTCCGGCCACCTGTGCGTGCCTTCGACGGCCAGAGAGCCGCTACCGGACGTGTACGCCGCCGTTGTGCGCACCATGAGCGTGCCGGCCATCTCGTAGATGGTGTCAGCCAGCGCGGAGAAGATGCCTTCCCACATCGGGCGAGGCGCGTCCACCTATTCCTCGTCCAAGATGTCGTAGGGCCCGACGCGGCGCGGCGGTGGTGCGTTGCGGCGCATCCCGTACAGCGGCGTGCTCGCGCTCCGGTGGATGATCGTCAACGCGGCGGCGAGCGTGGCGGTAAGCGTCGCGTCCTCGGACTCGCAGTAAATGTCATAAGGTCCGCCGATGGGCAAGGGCGGAATGGTGAACCTCGCCGTGACGCCATCCTCCGACTGCGACACGTTCTCGCTCCCGATGACGCCCGAGTAGCATGGCACATCGAGCGACCCACCATCCTGCACGCGGAAGGTCACGCCCTGGTCCAGCGGGAACAATCCCGTCGCCGTCACCTCCCATCCGCCGTCGTCGCCCAGCGACTCCGGATCGATGGACCCGAGCGCGAGCCCCGCGCTGCTCGTCGTGGTGATGCCCGAGGTGGACGTGCCCGTGACGCCGCCAAGGATGCCTGTGGTGGCGAGCGACGACACCATCTAGGACAGCTTTCCACTTTTGTACGAGGTGACACGCCCGCTACCATCGTAAGCAGCGGTGATTTCGTACTTGCCGGTGGCGAGCGGGAATGGAGTCACGTCGGCGTCGAGGTCGGCCTTCGAGTTGTAGATGTAGGCGAAGCCGTGGGAAGGCTGGCCGTTGCTCGCGTAGGTGTCCCACACCACGCGCATGTTGCTCTGCCGCAACGAGAGCATGCGGCGCATGTGGTCGCCGAAGGTGCCGTCCGTCGCGTGCCCGGCGATGCCTTCGTCCCAGATGGCGTCCACGAGCGAAGCCTCGTCCACCGCAGCCTCGCCTTGCGCGACGATCTTGAACGCGCTCGTTGCGTCGGGGGCAATCACCCAGTTGGGATCCACGCTCGCAACGCGAAGCGCGCTGTACGCCGTGATGCGGCGTGACTGGTTGAGGCCCGTGCCCGCGATGATGACGACAAGCGCATGCTTGAAGAAGTCCACGAGCGCCGGAGCGCCCGCGTCGAGCGTGATCGATCCGGCGGCACCCGCCGCCGCTGTACCTGAGCGAAGGATCTCCTGTCCGGTCGTCTCGCCGAACGTGCCGGCGACGGGGAACGTGGTGCGCGGCTCTGCCCATGCCGCGCGTCGCAACGGGACGGCATGCACATATTCGAGGATGCTGTTCACCGCCTCGGTGATCTTGATGCGGTAGCCCGGGATGCCGAGCACCGGATCGATGGTCGCCGTGGGAATCTTGAACTCGTACTTCCCGGGCAGGTTCACCGCGTCCGGTTCCACGAGTGGGTTGGTGGCGAAAGGAGCGGCGAACGAGAGCCCGCCGGCCGCCAGCCAGAACCCATCGTTGACCCGTTGGATGGAGCACACGGGCGCGAGTCCCGCCTGCCCCACGCCTGCGATGACGACTTCGAGGTGGGCGAAGATTTGATCGAACTGTGGTGTCTCGTGGCGCATGGACTACAGCCCTCCCGTCGTGACTTCGATCTGCACGTTGGTCGTGGCGGCGCCGTCGTTGGTGGCGACCTCCACGGTGAAGTTCTGCAAGCCGGGCGTCTCGTAGTAGATGTGGTCATTGACCACGGACACGGGGAACGCGACGAGTCCTTGCGCCTTGAGCAGCCGCACCCCAGCCGTGCCCTCGTACACGTTGAAGGAAGCCGTCGTCCCGGGCCCGGCGAGCTTGGTGATGCGGATCTCGCGGTAGTAGCCCTTCTTGGTGGGCGGCGTGGGCGTGGACGCGGAGAAGTCCACGGCAATGTTGGCGAGCCCGACGTTGTTCTGCGTCTTGACGCTGCGATGTGCGGTGTCGTGTGCGTTCACGAGGAACTCCTAGGTCAAGTCGATGTTGGCATTAGCGACGCGCGCCAACTCGCCATCGCCGATGACGACGTTGGCGGTGGGCGTGGTGAAGGCGACATCGAACACGCCCGGGATGGACTGCGCGAGATGCACAAGCTCGGACGCGATCACGTCGCCGTTGATGCCGAGTCCGTTGATGTAGCGGTTGATGGCGGCTTGCACCTTGGTGCGCACGTCGTCGCCGTCGAAGCCATCCTCGATCACGATGGCGGCCTCCACGATCTGCTGGTACACGACGGGCGGAAGGACAGCCACGATGGTCCCGGCGGCGCGATACCCCGGGTAGTTGGTCGGGTCGCCCAAGTCGCCGTCGATGATCTTCTGGCACTCGGCGATGAGGCCCTCGAACCAGTAGTAGCTCGCGATCACGTTGTCGCCCGGTGTGAGCCCACTCGGAAACACGGTGGGGTCCAGAGTGATCTGCCCGGTCGGCTTGTTCAGTGTGAAGTCCACGCCTTCGATGAGCAGCCCCGCGTTGAGCAGGATGCTGAACGGCTGCCCCGGCACCACCGGCACATTGTCGAGGAACAGGCGCACCTCGCCGCCCGCCGCGAACGCCACCACTGTCTCGGGAGAGCCTCCAGAGTTGTCGGTGCGCTCGACGGTCCCCGCGCCGTCGTCAATGTAGACTTCCACCTTGCCGAGATCGACGCCCGTCAACTCGACAACTTGCGCGGTGATCACACGCCCGAACGGATCCAACTCGGTGGACAGCGCGGCGAACTCCAACGCCTGCACGGTGCCGCGAGGGAGCGAGCGGAAATAGGCTTTCAGCCGCGCTCGCAACTGCGCATCCGTTTCCTTGTCTTGGCCCCCCGTCGTCGCGGCGGGGTTCGTCACCGTCTCCACGCCTGTGACGGCGGACAACTGCGTGATGGTGCCGGCGTCCACATTGCCGGCCTCACCCGCCTCCACGGCGGAGATGGGCACGGCGATGGACGACGAGAAGGTGTCGAGGATGGAGCCCGCCGCCGTCGTCGCGAACTCTGGCCCGCCCTCGGGCACCTTCACGATGGCGCCGCTCGGGATCGCCACCGTGCCGCTGGTCCCCGTGCGCGAGAAGATGACGGACCCCGACGCTTTGAGCGCGCCTCGCCGACTGATCTCGTCCGGGTTCGCGTCCTTGATCCGTTCATCCAAGTCCTCGCCTTCTGCCGTGTCGATGTCCCAAATCTTCTGCAAGTTGACGGTCTGAAACGACACGTCATCCAACTCGCGCGCCACCGACGAGATGAAGGTGTGGAGCACGCCACCCTCTTCGAGATCGGTCAACTCCGTGCGAGCGACGACACGCTGCGCCATGCGCGTCAAGAAGGTCGCGAATGTTTTGGGCTCGAACCTGATGGGAACCTCCTTACGCGAGCGCCGCGTTCACGGATTGCGCCGTGGTCGCGCCGATGGGGAGCACGTCGGCCTCTATCTCGATGGTGTCGCCCTCGGCCTTGATCGTCAAGCGCGACACGGACTGCACGCGCGAATCATCGAGCACCGTTCCGCGCACCGATACTTGCAGCGCGCTCGCGTTCGCCGCCGTGCTCCCAAATCCGACGACACGCGAGAGCCCATAACCAGGCACGAGTGGCATGTGCCCGCGCTCCGTCCACAAGCGCATCTGCAACGCCTGCACGAGGTTTGGCACGCCCACGATGGATCGCACGTCCCTGAGCGTGCGGCGGTCGATGGCGATGTCCACCACCGGGCGCCCAGGTGACGAGTCCTCGAACTCGTCAAGCATGACGTCCGTCCCGAGCAAGTCCTCGTCAGGGGCGTTGCTCCCCGACACCACCGCGCCCGCGTTGGCGCCGCCGACGATGGGCACGATGATGACATCACCCGGCCTCACCGTGCCGGGGATGCCGCTCGGCGAGGTGTAGGGCGGCTTCAAGCGATTGAATATGGCGAGGTCGTACCACAGCGCGCCGTCGCCGAGCAGGCGCGCGGCGATGGACGGCAACGTATCCACGGCGGTGAGCGTGTAGTCACGGAAGCCCGCGTAGACCCCGAATGGGCGGCCCATGGGCACCGCTCCGGCGCCCACGCGGGCCTGGTCCGTGCTTCGGATGGTGCGCGCGGCGAAGTCGCCCGTGGACGTGGATGGGCCGCTTTCGGCGGATGCGCCCAGTACCTCGGCATCGTCGCCCCCGGCGCCGGCCTCCGCCGCCGCGACGGCAGCGATCTCCTGCGCGTAGGTGGTCCCGAAGGCGGCGGCCTGCGCGGCGACGGTGTGCAACCCATCGAGCGCGTCCTGGTAGTTCTGCCGCACCTCCACGGGCAAGCCCTCCGCCGACTCCATGAGCGCGAGCGCATCTTCAAGCAGCGTCGCCGTGCTCGTGATGAACACGCGCCCGACAGAGATTGTGTCCGTCACCCCGTCCACGAAGTCCTGTGCCGAGTTCACGATGGTGTCGAGATCGGTGAGGATGCCGTCGATGGTGGCGACGAAGTAGCGCACCTCGCCCAGGATCTCGGAGCCCTCCTGAATCGCCGACGCGATGAGCGTGAGTGCCGCGCTCACATTGGCGATCACATCCTTGATGGCGGCGAGCAGCCCGCTCGCCGGCTCGGGCAGAATGATCCGCCCGGCTTCCGCCACCGCCCGGAGCTTGAGCGTGTACGGGTACTGCATCCGCTTCTCGGACGTGCGCGCGATGTCCACCGACAGCGGCACGACAACGAAGTGCTCGTCCAGCTTGATGTCGTGCCACTCCAACGTAGTGACGCTCGCGAACTCAGGGTCAGCTTTCAGTTCCGCGTACTTGTCGAAGAAGTTGCGCAGCATGCGCCGCGTCCACATGGGGCCGGACAACGCGAGCCCGCTCGTGTTTGGCGGCTCCGGCGCGGCGCTCGTGTCCTCGGTGGTCTTGGGTTCCAACCCGAACGAACCGACAACGGTGATCTCGCGCCACAGCGCTCCACGTTCCTCCGCGACCAACCCGCCCACGGTGGGCGTGACGGATTGCCGGAACACGCGCGTGGTGGTGTACGCCTGCGGGCCTCGCGGAAGCACGAACACAGACACGGCATTGGGGATCCCGCCCGGCTTGAGGCAAGTGAGCACGAGCACGTAAGGGTGCTCCTGCACGAACCAGGTGTCCCCCGTCACGTTGCGACGTGCGATCTCCGCTACGGTCTCGGAAAAGCCCATGCGCGGATTCTAACGCCGTGGGCGAGGGTGCGCGTGAATCAGATCAGTGGGGCGTAGACACTCGCCACCGCGTCGGCGATGGCTTGCCAGTAGCTCGTGCGCGCAGCGAGGCTCTGCTCGATCTGGATGCCGTTCGCGCCGCCGGAGGTCAGGCGGTTCACGATGTTGGCCGGCGAGTCGCCGGAATACCCGCCGCCCGTGGCGATATCGACGCTGATGCCACTCCCGGCGATGGCAGCCTGGATCGCCGCTTGGATCGACTGCTTCAATGCGAGCGGCGCGGCACCGCCGATCAAGATGTTGGTGTCGCTGAATCCGTGGAACGAGACGGCGTAGGTGAACCCGCGAGCGATGATCGAGTCGAGCAGCGGAAAGCTGTCCTCATTGATCTCGGTGCTCGTGATGTGCCAACGGTCGAAGGCGCCGCCGCCACTCTTCCAACCCTTGCAGCGCCACGATGAGACGCCCTTCGTGACAAGCTGCGACTCCACTCGCTCGGCCTGCTCGTCGGTCCACGCCTCGATGGCGCCACCGTGCGGGGCGATGGCGACGAGCCCGGTGTGCGTCCCGTTGTCGGTCAGCCGCTCGACAAACTCGCTGTTCGTCTCGGCCTCCGCGTCCGTGTAGGTCAGGTGCGGAACCTGCGAGTCCACCGTCGCCGAGAAGTTGAAGGAGCCGCCGATCTTCGCGCGGCCGTCGGTGCCCATTCGCACCGTGCTGTCCGGCGACTCCTGCGGCGTCAGGTGGACGGTGTAGAGAGCGTACTGCGTCGAGGAGCGCTTCACGCGAACCTGTTGCCCGAGCGCGCGGCCGATGGTCGCGAGCTTCTCGGGGTCGGCCGACAGGTGCTCCTTGCTCGACAGGTCTTGACCGGAGAGGGGTTTCTTGACGGTGCAGGCGTAGGTGGACATGAGGACTCCTGTGTAGCGGTGGCTATATCCGGGCGAACGCACCCGCGAGGATGTAGAAATCGACATCGGCATCCTTCGCGCCGGTCGCGGTGGTGACGAGTCCGATGACCGCGTTGTGCTCGGTCGCGGCAAGCGGCAAGTTGGTCGTGATCTCCGCGCCCACGTCGGCGTCGTTCACCATGAACTGGATCCCGGTCGCGGTCCTGCGCCACCCGGGAATCCGGTAGGCGCTGTCGAAGGGCACGCCGAGGTCGCGGGTCGTTTCCTGGTTCGCGCCAGACTTGCAGACGCCGAACCAGTTGGCGGCGCCCCCCACGGAAATCGCTCGCACTCCTATGAACGCCATCGCCGCCGCTGTCGTCGGCACTAGCTGCGTGAGGCTCGCGAGCCCGGACCATGCCGTGTTGTTGGTGAGCACCCCGCTATTTCGGATCTTGGTCTGGTTCACCACGCCGACCGGCGGCACCCCCTTGCACAAGTCAGCCGTGCCGCTCCCGAGCCGGATGGTGCCGCCCTCGCCGTTGGTCGCAACCGTCGTCATGCGGATCTGGCCGAACGTCCTGAAGTCGTCGGCCGGCGTGATGGCGACTTTGCTGATCGTCAGGTTGACGCCGGTTCCGATGTCCCCGATCCCCCAGCCGCACTCGCCGATCTGGCCGGCGCTCGTGTTGTTGTTCTCGAAGTCGTCCCAGATCAGGATGCCGCGATTGCGCCCGAGGATCATCACGGACGTGATCGCACCGTCCACTTTCACACGCGGGTTGCCGGCGGCGTCCATGCCGAGTTCGCCGCTCGCGGCTGGCTCTGCAGTCGGCAACTTGAGCGCGCCCGCGTCCGTCACTTGGATGCCCGAGTTCTGGATCAACTTCCCAGTCACACCGTCGAATCTCGCGATGGCGTTGTCCGTCGCGCTCGCGGGCCCGGCGACATCACCGCCCGCCGCGAGTCGCGGATCAGAATTGGTGACGTAGCGATTTCCTCCCGATGGAACTCCGTTGGTTCCTGCCAGCGCATCCTTCTCGTCAGCGGAAGGAAGGTCGGCATGATCGAAAACAGACTCGTGAGCGACAACGACGGCGATGGCGGTTCCGGTCGGATCCGCGCCCACGTCTCCCGCCGTGTAGTCGCCAGCTTGCGCTAGCACCGCGCCCATCCGCCCGAACACGCTTTGCACGGGAGCGGTCGCCACAGCCTCTTCGACGGCGGCCAGCGCGATGCTTTCCTCGCACGCTGCGACCGATCCGATCAACCAATCCAGCCCACCACCCAGCGCGGCGATGCTGGGGTTGCGAGCTATGAACTGCGCTTTCAGATCCAGCGCGATGGCTTCGGCGGCGGGAATCGGCATCCGCTACTCCGTTTCCGTGCGAGCGGAGAGGTACGGCGCGCGCACGGGCGTGAGCGCCGCCGTCAGTTGCACGAGGAAGGCGGTGGTGATCGGCGGCGCGCTGCCTCCAAGCAACGACGTGAGCATCCCGTTGATCTCCGATAGCGAGGAAAGAAGGTCGGTCAGGAAGCTCGTACCCAGGATAACGGGTTGCGGCCCAGCGCCGCCAGCGTCCACGGTGAACTTATGCGTCAGCGTCACGGTGCCGAGCGAAATCGTCAGCCCGTTGGTGGGGTGCGCCTCGATGACGAGTCCGTTCTTGAATCGCAGCGTGAGCTTGCCGCCGCCGTCCGCGACCTCCACACCATCCGCGTTTATGGTGCCCGCGCTCGCGTTGGTGAAGTCGATCTCCACGTCACCGGAGGACAGCACCGCCGTTTCGATGCCGCGCGTATGCGTGCGCGAGATGTACGCGGGCGCATCGTTGCGCGAGGGCCGGCGCTTGGTGCGCGGATGCGGAAGCTGGCCGAGCACCACGGGCTCGTTGAGATCGTTGCCGAGGAACCCGATGAGCACATGATCCCCATCCGTCTGCGACAGGTCCGTGGCTGTAGCGGGGTTCTTCGGGTCGATGGCGAGTGACGCACCGCCCACGAAGGCCACGCTCGCGGCGCGCGGCACCCATACCTCGTGATCATTGAGTCCGCCGGAACGCACCAGCACGGGCACGTCGCGCAGCACGCTCTTGTAGCGCGAGTGCAACGGCACCGCGTCCACGGTGACGCACGGATTCTGCGACTCGGGAATGTCCTCGCGGCTCGGGCGGTCGTCGGGCAGGTACGTGGCGATCACAACACAGCGCAGCATCACGCCCGCCGCGTGCCTTCCGCGCCCATGACGGGGCTCCCCGGCCGCGTGGTGGCTCAGGAAGGACGGAAGGAAGGTGGATGGGCGCCCAGCCACCTACGCGCCCTCCCGGCCCGGCGTCGTGCTTGTCGGCACGAAGCGCCCATCCCGGTTCTCGAACTCGATGGAGGGCAACTCGTTGAGCGTGCCGGTGGGTAGCGTGTCCACGCCGACGAAGCGCCCATGCGCCGCCACGGTGTCGGCGACCACGGACCCCTCGATGTAGCCACGAGACACACTGATCACGGTGCTCGCCATGGGCGCTTCGCCTTCCGTGTACGAGTGCTTCACGCCCTCCACGTAGAACATCATCGCGCGAAGCCGGTTGCCCTTATCCACCGGGAAGGTGGTGTAGCCGGCCGGAGGACCGCCGGAGATCCATACCTTGTGACCAATGCGGATCTCGGGCCGCATCTCCGCGAGGACGATCTGGCCCTGGTACTGCTTCGCATTGAGCGCGTTCCACGCGACGACGAGATCCAGCCAATCCTTCACGGCGGACTCGAACCCGGCGTCACCCTTGTACTCGTCAAAGTAGCGAGTCTGTTCCTCCATCCGCAGCACGCCGTACCGGGCGATGGAATCCGGATCAACCATCGGCCGGTAGATCGCATAGGCGTCCTTGCCGAGAAGCGCGGTGAGCGTGCCGAGCACCGTGATGTGGTTGATCCGGTTGCGTCCCTTCTCCAACGATAGCGAGCGGATCGTGGAAGTCGGGATCTCGTGCGTGGGCAAGCGGAACCACGGTGACGCGGATCGATTGAGCGTGTTCACGAAGGGGCGCTCGCGCAAGTACACGTAGGCACGCCGAGGCGTGCCCGTCGCCACGGTGGTGTCGATGAACAGTTCGTTCATCGTCGGGTTGCGCCATGCGTCGAGGAAGGACCACACGCTCGGGCTCCCTTCGGGAGTAAGCACGTTGGGCGCGAACACCTGTCCTCGCAGATTCGGTTGCACCACCGTGTTGAGATCAAGCATGTCGATCCAGAATCCCTTGGTCGCGTCGGCGACACCGGCTGGCGTCTGCACATGCCCGCCGTAGAGTCCATCCGCCGCGAAGAGCCCGCGAATCAGGTTGGTGATGAACTCGTGCGGGCGCCCACCCACGAGCCCGCCCGTGATGCGAAGCATGTCCTCGCCAATCGCGTTGTCGTGCAACGGATCCCATGGGTTGAAGTAGACCGGCACGTTCTCCAACGGGGCGCCCACGTCCCGGCCAGAGAGCGTGATCGTTGTCGCGCCCTCGCCCGAGCCGCCCGCGTCGATGCCCATGGCGACGGAATCCACGGCACCGATCATCGTGCCGTACTCGACGCCGTTCTTGATGGTGTCGATGACCACCCAGTCGCCGTGATCCACGAGGTCCGCCCACGGGCGCGTGTGGAACCTCCCACCGATGACGTGACCCTTGAGCGTCACGGACCATCCGCCGGCCGCCGGGCCGATGCGCTTGTCCGTCTCGAACGAGACGACGGGACTGAACCCATCCTCGTTGATGGCGGAGATGACGCCGTTGTCGAAGGTGTGGACGCTTACTCGCGCAAGCGTCGTGTTCTGATGCGTCCTCGGCATCGGGCTAGTGCGCCGCCCGGTAGTTGCCAGTCATCGTCCGCAACCAGCCTGACGCATCCTTGAGCCCGTCCGTGAAGGCATCCATCGCGGGCTTAAACACGTTCTCGAATGAACCTGCGAGGTTGTTGGTGGTGCGCTCCAGGTTCTGCATCGTCTTGGCAACCTTCGCCCCGATGGCGATACGGTCGGCCTCGATGGCGGCCTCCTCGCGCGTCGCGCCCATGGTGCCCGCCGCCGCTGCGCGCCCGGCCGCCGTGATGCCCTCAGCGGTCAGCCCGGCCGTTCCCACGCCCCCGAGCGAGATGCCCTGCGACATCATGCGCGCCTCCTCGGCGCCCACGCGAGTACCGCCGATAGCGCTCATGGCGCGTTGCGTGAGCAACGCACCGATCTCGCCACCGCGCCCGCCCACCGTGCGTTGCAGGTAGCCGGGAAGCGCGCCCGCCGCCGCGCCGGGATCCTGCATCTGCAACCGGACACGCGCGTACTCCTCGGCACCACCACGCCCCGTGAAGCCCATCGCCTGCATGAGTTGGAACTCGGCGGCGTTGCCGGGCCCTTGGAATCCGATCTCCGCGCCGCCACGCCCGAACTGTCCTGCGATGGGACCGGCGCGGAAGCCCTGGATGCCGGTCGCGGCGAGCCGCCCTTCCATCGCGCCCAAGCTCGCGAGGTCCACACGTTGCCCGCGTTGGGCCATCTCGTTCAAGAGGCCCGTCTGCTCCGCGAGGTAGTCGCCGATCTCGCTCGCCTCCAATCCGCGCGCCACGGCGCCGCCTACCAACTCGGCGACCTCTTCCGGCGAGCCGCGTCCGCCCGTGCGACTGATGCCGCCGAGCAGCGCGCCCGTTTGCTCCGTGCTCACCGCGCCGCCCGTGAGTGTCCGCATCGCGAGTGCAAACTCGTATGTCTCCGCGCCCACGGGACGCCGCGCACCGCGCGCCACGCCCGCCGCCCCGGTGACGGCTTCGGCTGGATTGACGCCGAACCGGATGCCGGCCTGCTCGATGTCGCGGGTGTTGAACACTTCGCGCACGGCGGCTCCGGCACCGCTCGCACGAGCGGAACGCGCTCCGGCAGCGGTGGCCGCTTGATGCGCCGCTACGCGAGCTTGCGCGGTTGCCGTCGCTTCGGCGAGTTGTGTCTGATTCGCCGCTTGCGCGACTTGCGGGGCGCCCGCGAGCTTGCTCCCGCCCACCATCCCCAACAACATCTGCCTTGCCGCGTTCTCGAACGTCGCCGGTCCCTGGCCTTGCGGTTGCTCCGGTGTCGGCCCGGTAGCCATCCCCATCGCTTGTATTTCTTGCAAATTCGCAAGCATCTTCTCTTGCGTGCCCGCACCCGCCCGCGTGACACCTGCCGCGCGAGCCGCTCCGATTTGCGACGACCGCTCGCCCAGCCCGAGCATTTGCGTGGTCGGCACAAGCATCCCCATCCCGCCACCGCGCGCCTGCTCGTAACGAAGCAATGACGAGTAGGTGCCCGACGCGGCCAGCATGGAGCCGGCGAGGATCAACCCGGCGACGGGAACCGCCGAGGCCGCCGTGGCGAGCCCACCGATCCCGGGCATCGGAAGCTGTCCGGCCCCCATGCCGCCCATTCCCGCCCCGAAAGCGCCCCCAGCGGCGCCTCCGGCCGCGCCGCCCGCCGTTCCCCCACCAGCGCCACCGCCGCCCCCTGCGCGGCTTCTGGCGTCCCCCAGCCGGTCCAGGGACCGGATGGCTTCCTCGGCGGTGTCGCGGAGCTTGGCGAGGTCAGCGGCAAGGCTCTTGAAGCCGGGCCCCTCCGCCGCGCTCTTCATCGCACGCCCGAACTGCTCCGCGAGCCGCACGGACTCGGTGAGCGAGCGGTTGATCTGTCCGATGGCTGTATGGAAGTCGCGAGTCTTGTTCGCGTTGAACGCAGCGCTCAGTGCCTTGTCGAGATCGCCGACTTGCCGAGCGTTGGTCTTGATCTCAAGGGTCGTGGATACTCGGGTGTCGCCCGCCATGGTGATCCCCTTTACCCCGGCGCGTCGAGGTCGGGGGCGTCCCCGGCCGCCACGGCACGTTCCCAGGCGTCCGTGACCGGATCCCCCGTCAGGACGGGTTCATGCCAGTTGCGCGCCTTGTAGGGCCGTCCGGGGGCCCTTGGCGGGGCGTCCGAGCCGTCCATCGCGCCCACCATGGCTTCGATGGCGTCATCGAGGTGGAAAAGCACCGCTTCCAGGGTCAACGGGTCATGGTCCTCAGGAGCCCGAGCCGGGTGGCCCATCCGCCTGAGCCACGCCCTTTCCATCATCACCTTCGGGTCGCGCGTCAGTGCCTCCGCCACTTCCTCCGGCGTCCGCTCCCCAAAATCGTACCTCGTGGGAGGCGACCTCCTTGTAGATGGCGCCGAGTACGTTCACGTCGCGCACGTCCTGCAACGTCGCCGCCCACTCGGGCGCTTGATCCAGCGCCACAGCGAGATGCGCCTGCATTTCGAGGATGTCCACGGTCGCCGCGTCGAGCGCCATGGGCGGGAGCCCGCCCGCGAGCCGTGCGCGCACGAGTCCGACTTGCATGCGCTCGCGGATGGTGAGGATGTGCGAGCGGAAGCGCCCCTGCCATCGACGCCCGCGTCTGTCCAAGTAGTCGAGGTCGAACACGAGCGCGGAAGGAATGTCGCCCGCGCCCTTGTCGTCATGCTTGGGCCCGTCCAGCGCAGCGGCCTGCTTGACCGCCTCCACGGGAAGCGGGGGCGAGTCCACCTTGATGCCGATGGGGGACTGTTTGGCGGGGCCGATGCCCTGCGGCTTGTTGCTCATGCGCTGCTACCTCCCGACAAGGTGTGCATGGGCGAGTCGGCGCTAGGCCACGTCCGACTCGTCCCTCATGCGAATTGCGACCATTGACACGTTCTGCCCGACGATGCCCCGGGCGGTGACTTGCAACCCGACTTCGGAGATCCTCACGCCTTCCACGGTGGCGATGATCTTGCCGCTCTTGGTGTCCTCCAACGTGGCGACGAGTTCGCCCGAGTTGAGGATGTTGGTGAGGTGATCCTCCGGCGATCCGCCCTGCGCGGCGAACCATCCTTGCGACTTGAGCGTGGTGCCGACGATGCGAACGAGGTCCGCCGTCAGCGACACGTTGTAGTCCACGGGAGCGTGCTCGGTCACCTGGATGTTGTCGAGCACTTTGATTGGATCCCACTGAACCGACTCGCGGGCGTTCACGCCCGTCGCGTAGCCGACCTTCACGCCGCTGATGGAGAACCGTGCGCGTACTCCGGTGTAGACATTGCCTGTCGCCATGGTGATGACTCCT